GACCATCTTGCGTTTCAGAATCAATCTCGATTGCTGTTCCAGAAGTGGCATTTGCATCAATTTTTAATTTACCAATAACATCTACTTCTGAATTTGTAGTATCTACAATAAATACATCGCCACCATCTCCATTCTTTCTAACTAATAGAGCTTCGGTGTTATTGACATCTATAGTTGATGTGCCTTGTAATACCTCTGATAATGTGAGTGCTATTCCACCATTGACAGTTAAATCCCCAGTTACTGTAACATCCCCATCCATTGTTCCACCATTACCGAGGTTTTTAATGGCAGATTGACCCATACCTCCAAAGAAACTCATATTAAATCTCCACCAATCTTACTGCACCAGTAGTAGTGCTAGTAGAGTTATAATTAAAATAAACAGTATTCCCTAATCCTCTAGGAACTGTTAAAAAAAAGTTTGTATTAGCTGGAATTAATAAATCATTGCTAGCATTAACATCTGTTGTGGTTGTGCTAAAATTAAAATACACTTCTACGGCAGAATAAACGCCTATCATAGAAGTGCTACTGTGTAATGATTTGTGAGTTGTGTTTGCTACGTCTGCTGAGCTTCCAGCAGTACCAGCAGTTGCTACTGTCCATTTACCACCAACTGTAGCGTTTAAGGCTTCTTGTACTGAATGAGTATGTAGGTCTGCCATTTTTCTTCCTCTCTAAGCTATGACAAAGCGTGAATGAGATCGTGCTTTGGTCTAATTATTTTTTCATTTTCTTGGCAACTTTTTTAACAGCCTTCTTTACTATAGATGGTTCTTTATATTCAGAGTCATCACTTTCACTCATAACTCTTACATATCCTTTGACCAATAAAGCCTCTAATTTTTCAGGGTGTTTTTTTAAAGTTTCTTCTTCTAGTCTCTCAACTTTACCAAGATTAGGTTTTTTAAAGTATTGTATCATATTATTCCTAGTTTAACTAAAGGGGGCATAACGCCCCCAATAGTTATGAGTAATACCAAGTATTAGTCTACGTTAGTAAACTTAATACCTCTTTTATTATCAGAATCATCAATTAGTTTGACTCCGTATAACAAATCGGAAACTACTTTAGTTCCCAAAGCATCTACAGAATATTCTGACTGAACTCTTACTTCTTGTTGAGAAGCAAAAGCACACGCACTTTTGTGGAAAATAGCACCTGAAATTGTAGAGCTTGTTCCAGCAGTCGATACAGTATTTGACATATATACGTCAATTCCGTAAAGTGATCCAACCATACCTGAACGTAGTCCACGATTTCCTTCACCGACAGCATCATTACGAATAAAGTATTGAGCTATACCAGCAGATGGGTTAAGTATATCTGCAAATAGTGTTGGGTTTACAACCATAGCACATTGACCATCCATGTAAGGAATGTCATTTTCACCTAACGTAGCTAAAGCAGATTCAAAAACAGTAGCAGTTAGCGTATCGTCAGCAGAAAGAGCTTGAGATTGATTTAAACCATCTAATTCTGCCCATATATCTGCATCTACTTGACGAGCAAGAGCCTCACCCATCATTCTTGAATACTTAGCAACTAAGTCAGCTTCAGATTGGATTAATGCTACATCCTCAAATAACTTTGCAACGTACTTGTGTTTATTAATAGCAAGTTGAGTAGTAGTGGTTGCAGTTGCATCATAAGATACGTCTGAACCAGCACTTTTATCTGATGCACTAATAAGACTCATTTCTGGAATATTAATTGCATCTCCATATCCCTTACCACCTACTAAAGCAGAATAATCGTCTACAAGACCTCTGAATACAGTTTTACGTTCAAAGTATTTATAGATTCCGTCTGCCCAGATTTCAGGAATAAAATGTTGATCTGTAGTCGTTGTTACTGGACTACCTTGATAATGTTTAGCCATTTATTTTACCTTTTTATGTATGACTCTAGTATCGCACCCCAGTTTCTTCTTCTGTTCACAGCATCCATATCTGTCCAGTCTGTGATTTGTTTAGTAGGTACTGTTCCTTGTCTATCAGGAGGATTTACTTTGTTTTCCTCGTCTGCAAACTCTTGAACAATATCTAGTAAAACTTCGGTGTCAACACTAGAAAATTTTTCTCTTTTAGATTCAGGAAGTTTTGATAAAGCAGTTTCTCTAATCTTGGCATCCATACTTTCCCATTTTTCTTTATAGGGTTTGTAGTTATCTACTTCTTTTGATAATTCAGTATTTAACTCTTGCCATTTTTCTTGATCTGCGAGATCGGCTTTACGTTTTTCTTCCTCTTGCGTTTTCAAAGATTGCATGGCATCACGAAGGTTGTTCCTTTCGTTTATGACTTCATTTAATCTTGAAATAGGTACATTGTTTTCGTCTTGTGTGACGGCTTCCGTTTTTACATCTGGGTTGATGGACTGTTCTTCAGACATTTTTACCTCTTTAGTGAGTAGTTAATTATACAAGAATTGCCTTGCATTAAATAGATACTATAAAGTAAGTTATAATTATAGTCTAATGCAAGAAAAAAATTACGAGTTTAAGAAAAAATGGTTTAAGTATCTTGGCTACCAACCACATAATGGACAGCTACCATTACACTACCCTAAAAAAGTAGATAGTAGATTTCAGGTTGTTGTATGTGGGAGAAGATTTGGAAAGACTTGGGCAAGTGCTATGGAAGCTACCTATGTAGCATCTCAACCAAATAAACGTATTTGGGTTGTAGGAATGTCCTACAAAAAAGCCAGATTAATATTTAGAGAGATTTGGCAACGTATGGTAGTTGGACATCCTGATGATGTAGATAAAGCATCAGAAAAAGATATGTTTATTAGGTTTAAATGGGGAACTACTGTTGAGGGTATGTCAGCAGATAACCCATCAAGCCTTGTGGGAGAAGGTCTTGATCTTTTGGTAATTGATGAGGTTGCCAAGATGAATAAAAAGATTTGGGATATGTATTTATCTCCTACTGTTGCTGGCAGAAAAGGTAAAGTGATTTTTATTACTACGCCAGAAGGTAGGAATTGGATTTACGATTTATTTAAATTAGGGGCAGATGATCCTTTATGGGAAAGTCATAGTTCACCTTCGTGGGTAAACCAGCATGAGTTTCCTTTAGGGTTAGATGATCCAGCAATTATAGAAAGAAAACGCAATATGTCAAAAGAACTTTTTGGTCAGGAATTTGGAGCAGAGTTTTCTGTATTTGAAGGAAAAGTTTGGGATTTTAACAGAGAATTAGATACTGGAGATTTTCCTTATGATGCTAATTTACCTACTTACTGTTCTATTGACTTTGGTTTTCGTATGCCAGCCGTACTATTTATGCAGACTTATTGGGATAATGGTATAGAGCATATTAGGGTGTTTGATTGTATTCTACATAAAACCAATATTAAAACCGAAGATTTAATTAAAATGATTAAGACTAAAGGTTATCCTATTATGTCGTTTTATGGCGATCCAGCAGGCTCAAATGTTCAAGGACAGTCAGGTGCTGGAGATATGGAGATTTTTAGAAGAAGTGGTATTAGAATCTTATCTACTAGAGATCGTATGAGCAGAAATATTGTAGCAAGTGTCGCATATACAAGGGGGTTTTTTGAAAGTGCTGATGGTATTAGACGAGTTCATGTTGATAGCAAATGTACGGATTTAATAGAAGATTTTGAAGAATATAGATACCCTGAAAGCGAAGATGGTAAACCAGTTAAAGAAGAACCTTTTAAAGATGGAAGGCATGACCACGGAAATGATGCCTTTAGATATTTTATAACCAACAGATTTCCAATGAGAAACCAAGAAATGAAGAGGATTCAAAGATGATTAATAAAATGCTTAAAGATAAGTTGCTTGAAACTAAGCTGTTAATGTCTCACGAAAGAAGGAGAGAGATTAGAAAACACTTAGATTATTACTCAGGCACTTCAACTGAACAATATATTAGTAGTTACTTTAGTGGAGATGCTTTTGCAGAGATACCTCCTAGCATGACAAACTTCACAAGAAAGTTTATTAATAAAATTAGTAGAATATATAGTTTAGGAGCAAAACGTAATATAGGTGGTGCTACGTCAAGGTATGAAGAATTAATTCCTACTAAGAATGTAAGAATGAAACATTCAGAAAGAATGACTAGGCTTTTAGGCACAATAGCTAATCGTGTTTATTGGATGGATGGTAAGTTTGATTATAGACCTATTTACTATTTTGAAGCGTACTTTGATGAAAACCCATTTACTCCTAGTGCTATTATCTATCCTTTATTAAATAACACTAGCGATCTTTCTGATGCTACAAATTTACAATGGGAGTATTGGGATAATGAGAAATATGGCATTATGAATGAAGATGGGGAAATGATGGATGAGCAACCTAATCCATACGGCATTATTCCTTTTGCCTTTACTCATAGAGAAGATCAGGTAGATTCTTTTTTTGTTGAAGGTGCATCAGATGTAGTTAGTTGTAATGAGCAAGTAAATATTGCCTTAACTGAAATGAATCTAGGTATGCGTTTTAATATGTTTGGACAGCCGTGGGTTACTGGACTTAGAGCAGATCAAAGTATGTTAAGAGCTGGATCAAATACTATTCTTGATATGGGAGAAGATGGTGCTTACAACATAACTAGTCCTAGTGGGAACATTCAAGAAGCCATAGATAATATTAAATTCCAGATAGAATTAGTTGCCTCAAATAATCATTTGTGGATTCAATGGGCAGAGTCTGGTGGGGAAGTACCTAGTGGTATTTCACTTATGATTAAAGATATGGAACGCAAAGAAGATTACTATGATGATATTGCTCTTTGGAGATTGTATGAAGAAGATTTTTATAGAGTAGAGCGTGTAATTGCTGGATATAATGGTATTGAGTTACCTGAAGAGTTTGGTGTAGACTTTGAAGAAATAGACTACCCTATGACTGTTCAGGATCAAATATTAAAAGATAATTTTGATATTCAAAACAATTTAATTACTAGAGCAAAAATTATGGTTCGTGAGAACAAAGATTTAACGCTAAATCAAGCACAAAAACTTATAGATGATAATAGGAAAGTCAATGAAGAAGAAGGAACTCAGTCAATCTTT